CCGAATTCGGCACGCTGGCAGTCATTCTTGCAGCCCTCGCGGTTGTCAGCATCGTGCTGAATGCAGGCGGCTGCGCATTGCTCGGCGCCAAGCCTACGATCGAAGGGCAACGCATAGCCACATCTCAACCAACCAAAACCACCAATCTAGCCGGGGCCGTGAACGTGCAGGCCGACGTAGAGCCTGAGCTTACCACCGACGTTGGCGGCATAACCAACACCAACACCCCCCAAACATTGCCAACTGGAGCCGTGATACTGATGGGGCTCATGCTGTTGGCACAATTGCGGCTCACGAAATCCGTTATCCAGGAGTTCTCGAAGATCGTCCTGCATCAACTGGGCATTTCGCATGAGCGAGAGATGAAGCGGATCAACCGCACTAACCGGGGCGACGCCCCAGAGGAGTAGCTGTAATGAAGATCTTAATGACTGTTATCGTGCTTGTGTGTTTAGTGGCGCCCGTCGTGGCGCAGCACGTCGATTTAACGCTTATCCAGGGCGAATCGGGCGTGTTTATCGATGCGACATCGGCCGAACCGACGTTTCTATACGGTGCCCAGTTCGTGATCCCCTATCCGCTGGGGATGGAATTGCTGGCGGCTACGTCTGACGTGTTTCCGAACGTGTTTTTTCCTGACCATCCGGTCAACGACGATCTCGGCGATGGCGAGGCCGTACTGTTCGTAACCGTCCTGTTCCCTTGGGAGGCGCCAGTGACGCCGTTTCACGCATGCGAGCTATTCTTTGGGCTGCCATGCGAGCCAGGCGTAATCACGCTCGACGAACCCGTCGTCGGTGACTATCAAGTGCCGATCGTAACGAAGGTGACAAACGGTGGCGGGAACATCGTCGGCGAAATGATTAGTCTCAACATGCTTTGCGAAAGAGTGCGAGGCGTGGGCGACTTCATCATTAGCGACCAGCTCGGGCAGCCGCAACTCAAATAAAGCTTTAGCGGCGGAAGCCGAGAAAGGAGGCCATCCATGGGAGACTAATTACCTGACAATCCATTTGCGACATAGACTACGAACCCCTCGGCAACCTGGGTCGCCGAGGGGTTCTTTTTGCGCTCGCTGTTCACCGCAGCCGAAATTCAACCTATGAAGCCTGTTTTTTGGGGGGTTTCATTTTCCTGAGTTGGCGGGCAAGCCGGGTCCGATACGATTGTTTCGTGCTCGGGTTCTTGAGCTTGGCGTTCAGGAATTGGTTGTGGATCCGCAGCACGTCCTTCGTGTCAAGCTCGTGGGCGGCGAGCCACTCGCGGGCTTCCGCGACGCCGGCGTTGTACTCCTCGCGTTTATCCTTCCTGGTCGGGATCGGCCTGGAAAGCTTCTTGACACGAGCCAGGATGTCGACGTTGCGGGATTCGGTGTACTTGGACGCCTCCCCTTCCTCTTCCGCCGCCCGTCCCCACCAGTGCCAGAGCGTGACCTCCAGCTCGCGGGCGTAATCGCGGGCGACGCGCAGCTTGCCCCGTTGGATCGACGTGAGAAACTCGGTCTCGAATTCCTTTTCGTCCTCGTAGCCCATTTTCTGAGCCAGCGGGTCAATATGCTTCAGCGATTTCAGGAAGTCCTTGTAGCCCTTGCTGGACGTTTCCTCGAACTTGCGACGGGCATCGACGAACGCTTTGTAGTCGTTCGCTATAGCGGCGTCTTGCATCGTTTTATGCGGCGATCGGCCGAACCCCTGAGCACGGGGCTTGCCCTTTTCCTTGTAATACTTGTCGCGAAGATCGTGCATCGCATACAGAGCGGTCCTGCGAGGATCGACGACGCCCAGGCCCGTGAATTTGGTCGCGTAGTTGGGTCGGGCTCGCGTGCCGTTGCCGGTGAGTCGCCCCTTGACTTCGCGGAATTCGTCGCGAACACCAGCGATGTTCGCCAGAGCTTCGCCGCGGTCCACTGATCGTGGATTCGCGAAGTCCGGGAACAAGCTCTTGCCGGTTGCGACCTCGAAGCCGCCCTTGATGTCCGGCCGCAATCCCTGAATGACCTTGTTGACCGGGTCTTTCGCCGCTTCGACCAGCAAATCCTTCATCGTGATCTGCCCGGATTCGTATTGCGGCAAAAGTGACGCGATCGTATTCACGCCGAACCATTCGAGGAAATCGCCGAGGGCTCCGGTATTCCGCAAGACTCTTACCGAACCGTCGGGCGTGCGACCCATCGTGATATGCGGATTCGATCTGTCGTAGTCGCCAAGATCCTCTTCGTCGTCGGGATTCACCAGATTGTTCCAGGCCCACATGATCCCGTAGGGGACCGCAAGCTGTGACAATGCGAGCGATCCGAACACGGCGCCGGCGAATGCGTTACCCTTGGCTTTGAGTCGGCCGTATCCAACGGCGTTGATCGCCAGCCGCGGCCAGCGTTTCAGGTTGATTTCTTGCCAGCTCCAGAACGGGCTGAGATTTTCGCGCATCCACTGGCCGAACACGGTCAGGTTTCCGTAATCGCCGAGCAGTTCGCGGGACAATTTCGCCGCCGCGACTTCTACCCCCATCGTTGCTGCCAGGGAGTCAACGACTTCCTTTTTCGCGCTGCCGTAGGACTCCAACGTGCCAGCCTTGAGCTTGTCCAGGTAATGCAGATACGCGGCATATCGCAAGATGTTCTCGCGGAACGTGCTAAATTCGTGGACCGCGTCGAAATACTTCTGGACAAAGTTTCGCTCGCTAGCGTTCTCGGAATAGAACCGCTGGAACACCGCCAGTTCTTTTAACTCGGGAATGTCGTTCGCCGTCATCGAAGACGACGTGACGCCGAGCTTGACAGCGCTCTGCAATTCCGGCGACATCGACAGATTGCCGCGATACATCTTCCACAATTCCCCGATCGAGCGTTTCGCGTACTTCAGCGAGCCGGCCGCGCCGCCGATTACCGGATCGAGGTCGCCGGTCAGGTTGCGAGTCATGTAGCCGACGATCCGCGTCGGCGAGTACAGCATCAGAGCTTTCCACCATTTCATCGCGCCGCGGAGAACGTCGCTGACAGCGCCGTTCGGTTTGCCCTTTTCGAGTTCGCCGAGCTGATCGACTATTTCGATGGGCAATACGAACGACGCTCGCTTGCCGCCGATCACGCGAACCGCCTGGAGCTGGTCCTCGGTCAGCGGTACGGCCTCGCCGACGGCTTCCTGCAACGCCTCGATGATCTTCTCGGGGATCGTCAACGCCGTGTAGAACACGTTGCCGGGTTCGGGCTGCCATGCGGCGTAACCCTTATTCTCGCGTAACAGATCATTCCAATCGACCAGCTTGTTGCCGAGCACGTCGGCATAGAGCTTCCGCCGGTCGCTGATCGCCTTGAATACGCCCTTGGCGGCGATTTCGGCGGACTCGTTGCCGGAATGCCCGTCGGCGATCCAGTTCAAAAGCTGGAACCAGCGCGAGTCGAGGGAGGAGGAAGAGGCATCCTTAGACAGGTCCGCGATCCCGTCAAACGCATGAGTGTTGATCTGCCCATTCTTGATCATCTTGCGAATCTTGCCAGAGGTCCAGGCGATCTTCTGTCGCATGTAGTACGTCGGGTCCAGCTCCGAAAGCTCTTCGATCCAGCCGCGTCGTAATTCCCGCTGGTCGCTTTCGCCGCGATCCGGCGATCCCTGAGATTCTTTGACCAGGTCGCGCAGCTTGTGGATGCGGGCGACGTTCTCCGCCCCACCGACAAGCATCTCGAAATTGCGATCCTTGGCTTTTTCCTTCAACTGTCGAAGAATGCCGTACTCGCCGTCAAGCTCGGTTAACCGCTTTTTCTTTTCGATCTGAAGGTGGGCTTCGACCATCCAGGACTGTTCGGCTTCGATATAGCTTGTGTTGTAATCGAACTCGGGGCCGAGCTCTTCGACGCCCTTCACTCGTCGTTTCTGGAAGCCGCGCTTAGTCATATGGGCGCCCTGTTGCTGGGCAAACCGTTCAACCTGGAGATGCGACAGGACTTGCTGATGATAGTAGGTCTCGGCGGAGTTGAGCGCTTCGACCGGCAATAGTTCGTTCCCGACGAGGTCTTCGACCAACTCGACGATCATCTTCTGCCGTGTACTGAGCGCCTTGCGGACCGGAGCCAGCTCCTCGCTCGCAATCAGTTCGTCGAGGTAATCGCGATACTCTTCGATTTCCTGGCGACTCTCAAATCCAAACCGGAGCGGTTCGCCGCGATCGAGCGACGCCAGCATATTTTCGACAATCACCTTGTCCGTGAATATTGCAAGCTGCTTCTTGCCCATCGGGTCGATGATTGCGGCGACGTCGCGATGGACCTTATCGGCGATCCAGTGCGGACCCTCTTTCAACAGGCGGAAGAATTCGTTCGCGGTCGCAAGGGGTCCACTGTTCGGCAGATACTCTTGCGCTCTGGTCGATTTACGCCATGCGGCGGATAGGACGCCCTTCGCCCTCTCCCTCCACGATTCAGATTGTGCTCCGCGAGCCGCAGCCATGCGATTAGCGACTTCGGGGCGAAGTTTGCCGCGTGCATGTTCCGGGATCGCATCCTCACGGAGCGGCCTGCGCCCCTCGGGGATCGGAATGCCGGATGCGAGCGGCGGGGCCTCCTCGGGTCGTTCGTCGGCCTCGCGGCGTGCGACGTCGGCGGCGGATTCGTTGCCGCCGGCGGCTGGCAGCCCAATGGGGTAATCGTGGGCGACAAGCTCGTGGGCGGTTACAGACAAGCGCACCGGCATAATCACCGCCAGGAAGCCGTTGCTAGCGTCGAGGCGCATCGGGCGGTCGCGTTCGCTATATCCCAGCGTGACAGTTCCGCTTTCGTTTGCCTGCATCCAGTCGAGGGCTTCCCACAAGAACCGGGCGTTGTACCCGCCCAGCCTTCGCCCGTCGGGCTGGAGGTTGTACTGATACGTTATCTGGTTCTCTGTCGAGTGTTGCGAAAGCCCCAACGTGCCGTCCTGGTTTACATGCAACACGGCATCGTGATATACGCCCGATTTTGTACTGAGGCGTGCCCGGTTCAGCGCGAGCATGAACTTTTCAGTAACTTCAAATCTCGCGACCTGCTCGGTGTTCTCCGGGATTTTTTCTTTATATTCGGGAAAGCGGCCTTCGACCGTATCGCTCAAGTCTTTCGTATAAAGCCCGGGTTTCAAGCCCCACTTTTGCGGCTGGACGTGCATCCTTAGGCCGTCGGTCACGATGGCCTTGTCTTTTTCGACCTTGATCCCGTTGATCGCGTACCGGGAGGATTCTGTCGCTGTTGCATAAGCCAGCAGCTTGACTTGGGCTTGCGTACGCGCCTTGCCCGGCTTCGTCGGAACCGGCTTCATGGTCATGGTTTTGTGCGAGGGTGTTTTCGGCACGCCGATGTCGTCGAGATCGAAGCCGACTTCCATCCCGGGCGTCAGTTCCCCGGCGCCGATTCCGAACACGTCAGGATCGATCCTGTACGCAACATCTTTCCACCGCCAGACAAGCTGGCGGTGTTTATCGACTACGAATACCGGATTGACCGCGAAGTCGCTTAAATTACGGGCGATATGGCGAAGCAACTCGGCGCCCGGGTCTTCTTTGGGGCCGCCAACGTCCAGCTCGCCGGCGCCGAGGACCATGTCAGCCTTGGTGCGGGTTTCGGGCCGAGCCCCCATCTCGGCGAGAATGCCGTAGCGAGCCTCGTGAGCATTGAGCCAGTTAATATCTTCGTTTTCCCAAGCACTTACTACGCCCCGCCTCAGCGTTTTATTTTCTTCGCTAAGGCTTTCCGAAGACGTCCACTTTGAAGTATCGATTCCGGCGTCGCCGATCATCAATACGAGTTCCTTGAGAACCCTGCCCGACTTGCCCGATTGGAATAACAAACCTGACGGGGTGTGCCACAATCGCCATGCGTCCTCTTCTTGGCCTTTATCTGTCTTGCCCTTAAAAATGAAGAATTCGTCGCTGATTTGTTCGCCCGTGGCCTTGCCGGCGTCCCCGAGCGCAACCGTAGTCCTTTCGCCCTTCAACTTGCTCGCGCGATTTTTCAGGCCGCGGAAATACCGCAAGTTGGTCTGTCGTTTTTCGGCGGCCTCTCGATTGGCTTGGGCGTCTTCGACCGCTTTCTGTTCAGCTTCCTTGGCCCGCTTCTTGTTCTCTATGTCCGCTTTGCGAACCGCTTCTTTTTCCTGTTTCTCCCCGAGCTTGTCGGCGGCGGCGACTATCTCGTCGGCGCGGGCACGCCAGTTGGCGTCGTCCGCAGCGGCCTCTCGCAGCTTTGCTTCAATGTCGGCCAGCTCGTCTTCGGTCATGCGGGAGTAGCGGCCCCCGTGTTCCATTACTGCGCTGATCTCTTGCGACAAACGCCAAGTCCGAATTTCCTTGATAGCCGTTTCGGCGCTGGCTTTCATCGAACTGTCGCGCTGATAGCTTATTGACCATGACTGCACGGCACGGTCAACGACACGATTCCATTCGTCCAGTTTCACAGCCTCCCGATCGAATCCGGCTTGCTCTACCGCGCTGGATGCAAGGTCGCGAAGCTGATCCATTATCTGTCGCTCGAAACGCTGGATTGCTTCCTTACGGGCGACATATGCGTCACGCCAATCCTTCACCGCCGCATGCCGCCCCGGTTGCTTGGTGAGGTCTAGGGCGACGGACAGGCGATACTCTACCGGAGCCCCTTCGTCGTCGAGCCGCTCCCATTGGTACATGCGGTTGGATTCTTCGCTGTTTCGCTGTAACTGATCGTCAATCTCGTGATATTTTTCTTTCCGATTGTCTAGTTCGGAATCCAGCTTTCTACGCTTCTTGTGCGCGTTCCGCCGCGTTTTGACGATTTCGTTTTCGAGGTTGTTGATTTCCCTGCGAACCGGATCGAGCTTTTCGTGCAGAGCTGTCGATAAAACTTCGATCGCCTTGCGCCGCTTGTCGCGCGCCTCTTGCGACTGAGGGATGTTGAACACATTCGCGATTATTTTCAGGTCTTGGTCCGACGTGCGGGGTGCGCGGATCTCGGGGCGCTCCGCGAACGTCTTCGGCTTAGCCACCGGCGGGGCCTTGGCTGCCGGCTTCTTCTGCTCGGCCGTCGAGCCTGTTGGTTTCGCGAAGTGTTTGCGAAGAAACTGCTCGGCGCTGGCCTGCGCCGCATCGCTCGTCTTGCGCCGCCACGTTTGGCTTGATGGGTTAAATTTCCACTTTAGCTTTTCTAATTCATGGCGCTGGTCTTCGTTTAATTCTTCGTCAAAAGTAATACGAACAGTTTCGCGATACCGCACGTAAGAAGCACTGCCGTATTTTCTGCCGTTTGGAATCCGGGAGGAACCATCGGCCGCTGCAGTGGCGTCCTCGGTCTCTTTCTTCGTTTGCCAGGCTTCCTGGTCTTTGCGTTCCCCTGCCCGGCGCTTGTCGAAACGAATCGTGTCTTCGAGATCGTCAGGCTTGACCCATTCGTTGTACGACTCCCCGGCTTTCTTATCGCCCAGCGCTACCTCGAAGCCGTGTTCGGGGTGAACCCCTACAATGGTTCGTTTTCCGTCAGGGGATTCCCAAAAACTGCCGACCTTGGCGAGCTTGTCCCGCGTTTCGGGCGTAGAAGGTGGAGAAGCGGCGTCCAACTCCGCAAACTGCTTCAAGGCGCCTTCCTTGAACTTGTCGGCTTTGGTCCGCGTCAGGGAATCTATCGCCGGATCAGACAGAACCTCGTCAGAGTCGTCTATCGCCTCCTGGAGCGAAGCCCGTTTCTCCTCGACGGACAAGGCACCGGACGCTGGCGGTTCACCAATCATTTCATCCAGCCGTTCCCGATATCCCTTCCGGCGTTCCTCGGCAGCCTTGGCCTCGGCAGCGGCATCTTGCCGATTTAGCTCAATTTGGGCCTCTAAGCGATTCTCCAGGCTTTTGGGACTCTTGGGTCCACTTGGCGGCGTAGCGTCGCTCTTGCGTGGCGTCTGTGGTTTTTTCGCCGGCTCTGTGGCCTCCGGCGGTCCCTTTGGCCCCTTCGGTTTGTCAACGGCCTGTTTCAGTTCCTCGACGAGTGCCGCCCGGTCGGGTTTGCTCGTATCGTCGGCATTGATCCCGGCTTTCTCGAACGCCCCGCGGCTGGTCGGGTCTTCGGCGTCAATAATCGATTGGACGCCGACGGGATCCTCCTCGACCATCTTGGCCGCGAAGTCCGTCCGCTTCTTGCCGTCCTTCAGAACTGCGGCCAGGGCTACGCCACCGGCAGCCGGCACGGCGAACCCGGCGGCCATTTGGGCGGTTTCGTACCCGCTGGGGATTTTCCCTTCGAGCCCCGGCGTCAGGATCCGCATGGCCTCGCCGAGATACTCCTCGCCGATCTCCTCGGCGATCCCGTGATATCCGACACGCTTCATGTATTCCGCCGACTTGGCGAAATTCCAGCCGGTTTTCTTTGAGATTGCACTGACCAGGGCGGTTTTGAACCCGACGACTTTTTCAGCCGATACGCGGAGAGCGGGAGAAGTGCGTCCAAGGCCCCCGGCGACTTTTCTGCCAACCCTGCCGAATACGGCGCCCGATCGCTCGGAGACAATCTCAATCGCCGTGTCGGTAAATCCCTTGGGCAATGCCAACCACCATTCATCACCCAGGTGTTCGGGATTCTGGATGTACTTCAGGGCTTCTTTGTCACCCGGCTGAAGCGTGTAACCCGGAATCATTCGTTGAAGAGTATTCGTCGCGACGCGAGTCCCCATCAAAGCCGTGCGTGCGGCGGTTTCGGCGGCCTGCTCTTTGAGCCAGCCACCGACAAGTTTGGATAACGATTTCTTCGCGGCGTCCTCAGCGACTTTCTTGCCGCCCTTCTTGAGTATTTTCTTGCCAGCCGAGTACAGTCCGCCCGTCATGAGGAATTCGGCCGCAAACGGAAGCGATTCGGCGACAATGTCGGTCGCCCCACCCATGAATGTTTTGCCGCGGGCCGCGATGGCAAGCTGCTCGAAATACTGGGTGAGCGTTTCCATTTGCTTTTCGGACGCCTCCCCCTCCTCCTCCGCCTTGGCCGCGCCGAGAACTTTGTAGAGGTCCACTGCGTCTGCTCCGCTACCCAGGAACGGAACCTTGCGGATCAACCCCTTGCCGGTCGCGAATTGCTCGCCAGCCCTTTCGGCCATCGTAGCCGGCCCCCGGATAGCGGGGATCGCCGGCAGTCCGTACTGCTGTCGCACTTTATTCAGCTTGGCGACTCGCTGGGCGGGCATCATGTCGTCGTAGGTGGGCAGGTTGCGGATGTACAGCTCCGCGTTCGCGGCGGCGACTCGATCTCGGCGGTCCAGTTTGGGATCAGAAGCCTCCTCGATCGACATCGGCTGGGGCGTGATCCCGTCGCTGTTGCGGAAATCATCGATCGACATCGGCGCGGGTTTATTGCGCGACAGCTCGTGAAACTGGTCTAATGCCTGGGGAACCTGTGACATTCTCTAACCTCCGAATTCTGGACGCACGGCCTCCAGTTGCCCCGTCATCGGGTTGAACTTCCAGTACCAGCCGTTTCTTGGTCCCCAGAGTTGATTCGGGTCGATCTCGTCTGGATTCTTCGGCAACTGGTCGAACGGAAGCGGCTCGTTGGCGTCCCCTTGCCCTGGGACAGCATTCGCGCCAACGCCCTGGTCCTGCGCGCCCCACTCGCTGCCGTACCCCTGAGCGGCCAGATCTTCGGGTGTGACGCTTCCCGGATCCATGGATATCATGCCGTTGTCTCGCAGGTATTTCAGTTGAGCCAGCTCGGCTGCAATAGTCGCCTCTTTTTGGATTTGGTTGTTGATTTCGGCGGCAATCGCGTCTGCCGGAATTGGTAATTCAGCGCCGAGATCATCGAGATGTTCCATGCGACCGCGAATGGCTTCTTCGGCCGCCTTGGCACGCTTGGCGTCATAACCGCTGCCAGCGGAGCCGCTGTCCGCCTTGGGTTCGGGGATCGGCCGTCCAGTCATTTTGCCATCGGGCTGTATCGTGTAATCCCACCATGTTCCGTTGGGCATTTCTTTTTGGAACGATCGCTCTGCAACCTGTTCCTCGATCGACTGCTTCCTTTCGCCGCGAGGCCGGCGAGACTTTTTGAATCCAGAAAGCTGAACCTTGGCGTCGCGTTCAACCTCTTCCAAGGCTGCGCCAACTATGCTGGGGTCGGCCCTTGCTGTCTCTACCGACTCATATATCGCATCCATTTCCTCAAGGCTTTTCACTGACCACTTGTGTTCCCAAAGCTCATCTTCTTCTTTCTGCGCCTGCTCCGCGGCGACCTGTTGCTCCTGGATCGCCGCCCGTTGCTGCAACATTTCCTGCTGATGTTCCTGTGCTTGTTTCTGAGCGAACATTTGCTGGAGAATCGATGCGGCTTGCGACATGGCGGCCTGCTGCCGTTGGGCTTGAGCCGCCTGCTCCTGAGCGAGTCGTTGAGTTTGTCGTTGGTATCCGCGAGCCCGCGTTCCGGCGGCCGCCCCGGCGGCGATCATCGCCCCGCTCATGTTATTTTGAAAGACTGCTGGCATCGCGACATTCCTTTCAGCTATTAAACAAATATGTTCGCAGCGCTACCGACCACCGGAATCAACGATTCCCAATGAAATCCGGCCGCGTCTTTTTGGGCTTCAAGTTCCTTGCGGCTCTGCCAAGCTTCCGTGTTTCCTTGAATCGTCGCTGCCAGTGCATTGGCATCAGGGTAGCCGACCTGCGTTTGATTCAGGCTGCCGAGCTGGTTCAGGCGAAGAGTCGTAACTGAGCTAACCTGTTGAGTGATTGCTCGCTCATTGGACATGATTTGCTGGAGTCCAATTCGCTCTTTGGCGGTCAATTTGTCTTTCGTCAGCAGGTGATCCCATTTCGCCTTGTAGTCGGCGAGGGTTGCGTCAACCGCTTCGTGCGCTTCTCGCCGTTTCGCTTCCTGGCCTTGCTGCATAACCTGGAGGACAGATGACCCTGACATTCCGCGAGCCGTCATGTCCTGTCTCGATGTGGCGATCGAGTTTTTGAACTGTTTGTCGATCGCCAAATGGTCGGCTTTGCCAAGATTATCAAACGAACCCATGACGCGAGTATGAAGATCCTTGTACTGGCTCATCAGACCCCCGTCGGTCTCCTTTCCCGGCTGAGCAACCGACGCCTTCACCGCGGCCGTAGATTTGGCTTCTGATTCTTTTGCTATCCTGGCGTCGTTGGCTTCGCGATCTGCGTCAAATTGCGCCTGGGCGTTGGAGTTTTTCTCGGCGTCTACGCCTTCCTGAAGCTTGTCCATCCACGGCTTGCTCAACACCAGCTTGGCAATTCTGGACCCTGGCAGTTGGAACGGATTCAACAGCGACGCGAATAATCCAGCCTTCGCCAACCTCTGCTTATTCAGGGCGTCACTGCTTTGCGGGGCCTCCACTTGGGGAGCGCCGGTCGCCGCATTCACCTGTGGAGTGCCAGCAGGCGGAGCGCTGGCAGCCGCCGGCGATCCGCCATTGAGCAAATTGCTGTAGCTGTTGTTGGAAGCGGTCTGGGCGTTACTGATAGTCGAATTGACCTCGCCAACCGCTTCGTCGAATCCGCCCTGGACCTTCCGACTAAGGAGCCAATTCATAAACCCGGCTCGGCGATTTTGTCTATTAAAATTCGCTGTCGCGCCGATGTTCATCAACTCCCGGAACCCGCGGCTGTCCAATAGTCCACCCAAGCTCATATCAAACTCCTCATGCTGGCATCGCGTCTTCGATCAAAGTCATCCGGGATTCCCCGGAACTTGACCGAGTTTCGCTCGCTGCCAGTCTAATCCGCAAAATGGTAATCGCAGTGGCCTGGGCGTTAATGGCTTTCGTCAGATCAGAATTCTTTTGGCCAATATGTTGTATCGCCTTCCGTAATTCAACAAGGCTCGCTTGACTGGCCCGAACCATGATCCCATCATCACCCATCCCCAAACGAGACGGCCAATAATCATCACCGCTGTCTACGGCGGCGACGCAAAGCAATGAAGCCGCGGCGGCGGCAAACTCCGCAACTGCGAATCCATCGTGTACGAAAAAAAAGAAAGCTCTGCTTCGCATTCCAGTCTCTATGCCGGAGCCGTGTACGTCAATAAATCGATCGCAATCGGATCGCCGACTATCAGATTCACATTCGATAATTCGACGTCGCCGCCACTGCCCGCCAGCGTTACTGTCCCCGAAAAGATCGTCGTGCCAACCGCGTCCGTAATTTTGAACCCGTCGGCCTCTCCGCTGGCCGAAGCGTCAACCTGAGCAATCGCGCCGGCCGTCGCCGCGCCGCTGGCAGAATCGCCGAACGCCGGAGACGCCAGGGTGAAGGTCGCCAGGGTGACTGCGCCGTCCAGGATGATTAGTTGCCCGCCGTATCCGAGCGCGTCGATCAAATCGACTACCGCATCGGCGATCGTATTACGAACCGCAGTTTCGTGCGTCAAGGCCACTTACATTCTCCCGATCAAAATGAACTTGTTGCCGTTCGCCGGGGCGGAGAGAAAAGGGGCGTCCGGAGCGCCGACCGACCCGCTAAATGTAAAAGTTTTGGCTGAGCCGGTGTAGTCACTGATGCGACGATTCTGCCCCGCCAACGCACCATCCGTGAACGCGAGCAACATTCCGTTGTAAATATCGTCAGTTGCGGAAAGTCCCGCATCCCCATCGAATTCGCCAGCAGCCGGAGCGCCATCTGTAACCGTGCCGCCAATCCACGCCGTTTCAGCAATCGTGTCAAGGATCAAGTCGAGCCGGCCGCCGTTGATCCAGTCAGTCAACGCCCCCATGCGCGCCGCCGTGATCTCGTCCGTCGCCGCGAGTTGCATATCAATGTCCAAGCCGCCCGCGTCGCTAATTGGCAGCCCGCCAGCAGCATCAGCTACCGCAGCCGGCAAAGCGGTTCCGGATAAGCCGCGGGTCGCACTGTAATTGTCGCACGCCAATTCGAGGTTGTCGGCGGCGGTCTCATCATCACTGATTCTAGTAACGTTAACTTTTTGCAGCCCCTCACGAAACTCGATAACCGGCCCTCGCCAGGGCAATACGCCGGTACAGACGCCAGTGAACCACCCGAATCCCGCCGCGTTATTGTTGATCGTGCCGCCCGTGAACGGAATTTCGATCTTGTACATGCCGTCGCCGATAGCCGTCCAATCATGCACGCCGCCGGTCGTCGGCGTAACCGCCGTCTGTGTCTGTGCGCCGGCTGCGGTCTGAAAATTCCAGACGAGATCCATGCCCGCGGCGTCGTAAGCGATCGCGGCTTCGATCGTTTTGAAATCCGCATTGTCGCACATCGGCAAAAGATTGACGGGCACGGTTACGGGCGTGTTTTGCGTGACTAGCATATCTGCCATTTTGTGCGTCCTCTATTGTTGCGCTCTCGCGTGCTGCGGTACGCCGGCCAGCGTGACCACGTCCAGTCGCGGCCGATACGTGATCTCGGCCGCCTCTTGCGTGTACAATTGCACCTGTTCAATACTACCCGACGGCTCGTTGGCGGCGATCATGCGGCTCGACAATAGCGCGAACCCAGTCACGCCGTCGACGTCGATCCATCGCGGATCGAGCGGCGGCGACGTGTAAGGCACATCTACCTCTATGCCAGACGTGTTACGCAACGTCGCGCCTTTACTCGCGGCCAGGGCTCCATCGTAAAACGTCTCGCGTGAATCCACGAGCGTCCCCGCCCAATCATACGGAACGATCTCCATATCGAAATCGACACCCGAAACATAGACTTTCACGGTTAACGTCAGCGTGTAAGCGAGCGCGAGCGGAGACAATCCCGAAGTATCGAACCGAAGAAATCCAATATAACAAAATTTGAACGGCCCACCGACCAGTTGACCGACAATCAACATATCGCCAGCGACAACCGCCGCTGCCGACGAAGTACGTGCGACTGTATAAGTCGTATCCGCGCCGTAGATATGGCCATCCGCCGAATCGCCGTATACCGCAGTACTAGCCATGGTTACACCATCCGAACTTCGCCGCCGAGTTTCAACTTGGCGGTAATTTGCTCAATCGCCCACGGATTAATCGAACCACTTTTGCTGTCGATCCGCAACACGGCGGCGTAGCCCCGCGCCCGAGGTCTGGCTCGTTTCCCCGAACCCGCAATCCAAGAACCCGTGAACCGCGTGATGTTGGACGCCTTCGCCTCCTCCACCGCCTCTTGGCCAGTTTTTCCGACATAGAGATTCCAAGTTATGTCGCCGCCGTTGCTGTCGAGTATCGCGGACAATTCCAGCAGTTGCCCGTCGTGATCGACGTTGCCCAGGCGAAACGGTCCGATCAGGGCGTAATTGCTAATTTCGGTCAATTCGTCTTGAGCCGCTGCCTTATGCGGGCGGCGCAGCCATCCATCGGCGTTACCGATCCACATGCCGCGGTCAATGCTGATCTCACTTTCGCGATCGAAAGCAGAAGTGGGAGCGAAGGCGTCCGGAAGCTGATCTCTGAAAAACCCCTTGGTGCGCCAATCGAACCACCAGTGTTTGAGCGAGCCGTGGCCCAACGGCGACAGGTAAATGTGGATGCCAAGGTTCTCGGTGTCGAACGCCATGAACACTTCATACTGGGTCGGATCGACGTTCAGGAGCGCTTTCGGAAGCTGATTGCGCGAAAGCGATTCGGGAACAGAACTGGCACTTGGCGACAATGCGTAAAGCCCATCGCGAGACAGAAAGATCAGCCATTGGTCTGGAGTACGACACCACGCTTGCGGCCCGATGACTCCCGTGTTTCCCAGCGAATCTACCCGCCCGCCGTAGGTCGGATCGCCGCGCATAACCCAAAGGGTTTTGCTGCAACCGAAGATCAGATAGTCTTCCATGCTGGGGATCAACGCTGTAATGTGATCGCCCATGCGGCCGCTTTCGGACAAAACAGACACCCGGGCGGCGCCAACATCTTCCGCAGCGTAATCCCAATCAAACGGATCACCTTGGCGACAGGCGTACCACGTAGTCCCTTCAGCCAGGAATATCCGATCACTGAACTTGGCGATATGACTTGACGATGCCGGCAATTGCCCCTCTGTTACCAGCGAAGCCCAATACGAAATGGTTTCAGCGATCGGATCGTACACTTTCAACGAACCGCTTCTGATTATGCCTTCAGCCCTATAATGCGTGCAAAGAGCCGATTCCGCGCCAGTCCAGTGTCCCAATCCATCCAATCGCTGGACTTTCAGCCATGTCGGGCTTACTGGATCAAAATCCCAAAGAATCCCGGTAATTCGATAAGTCCCCTCGACACCGTTGGGGCCAGCTCCAGGCCTGGTAAACCTTATTGTTACCGAATCGCCATAAGTAAAAAGTGCAAGCTCAGCTTCCGTTAATGCGTCCATACACTCGATCGCGTTGCTTTCGTAAGACATGTGATAGTACGCTTCGATAATCGGCCTCAAATATAAAGCGTCGTGCTGGGGATTGGCGATGAAAAGCTTTTGCTCGTAATCGACTGCCCGGAACGATTTGCCAGGGTCGAGCCTGGCAGCACACGGGATGATGGACATCCCCCCGCGGATGTCTTCGGCATACAAAAAACTCCCTTTGCTGCCAACGGTGATGTTGCGAACTTTCGGAGCTTGGTTTGAAACCGCATCACCTTCAGTTACCACGTCGCCTGAATCGACGGCGGGCCGCGTCCGGTAACGCACGTCGAAATGGTCCGCGACGCACACTCCTCCGACAGCGAGGGCCGTCATAGCAAACCCGACTCCGTAACCCCAAATATTGGCGTAAAGGAGTCCGCCAGCAACCCCAGACGAATCGCCAGATGCAAGCGTTAAGCCGTTGGCCAGCAACTCCCATTCAACGTAATCGTCGGCGTAGGACAATGAACCTCGATTCCACGAAATTACCAACTGAAGCAGAATCGGGACCGGGCCGTGCAGGTTGATTGCACCTTCACTGTCGTTGGCTTCGTTCCCGCCTCGGCAGTAATCCACAGTGCCGGTAATGGTTCCGGCGGCCCCTCCATCCGGGTTAATCACAACCGTTGCCCGAATTCCCTCTTTAGTCGTGCCCGAATAAGGGGACTCGTAATTCAATCCATCATCAGTCAACCTCAGCGATGAAAAGATTTCATAGCTATTGCTGGTATACGCGCCTTCGTGCGGCAAGATTCGCAAGCTGTAAACGCTGGTGATTCCGCTCGTAATGCCATCCTTGGTGTACGGGTGGATCTGCAATTCATCCGCGGGCCGAATGGTTCCACCCATCTGGCTGGGATACGCGACGCTGACCTTGCCATCGGCAACGCCTGTCGGCAATCCGCCGGCAATCCAGCTTTCAGCTTGCCAGACGTCGCCCAGGGAATCGCCGTCGAAGTCTTCTTGCCACAACTCGAACGCCCGGTCGCCTGACGCCAAATAGCGCACGTTCGCCAACATGCGAACCGGCGTACGCGATCCGGTCAATCTCGACATTCCGCAGCGGGAGTAGCCCGGGCGGCGTCCAAGCCGTGCCCGCTCCTCCAGCACGTCAATCGGGCGCACGTTCAGAGCCGCCGGCGTCGTATACGGCGGCTGGCTCTGAAAGGCTACGCTGTGACTTTCGCCCTTAAGCGGCGGCAGTAGCGTTATTCTGCGAGTCCTCGCCATTACGTGACCTGCGCTACCCAACTCGGTGCAGTGCCTTCGCCGGCATCTTCTTCGTTGATGTAGAGGGTCTCGTCGTCGGCGCCGTCGATCTTGATGAAAATGGCGCCCTTCGCCCAGATCGTTGTCACCGGAAGGGCGGTTCCCCACCCGAACAAATTCCCCTTGCCTGGAATGTAGATGATGTTCCCCGACTGTTCGAATTCGCCATTCGCCAAAGTGTGTTGAATATTGTGCAGTCCCATGAGAAATCTCTCCTTACCAAATGTTCCGCGGACGCATCCAGATTTGAAGCGTGCCGCTGTCGTCGCCTAAAATAAACAAACTCGTACCGCCAAGCGTCTTCGCCGGGATAGTCAACCTTTCGCCGGCAGCTACCGTCAAGAAATCGCCGCCCGATTCCATTCGTACCTCAAGGCCCTTTGTCCCCCGAAACATGATCTCGCTCAGGCCGTCTGGAATCACATATTCTATCTCAACTATGTCGATATCATCCGCGACCACCATGACTATTTGATCCGGATTGCTCGGATCGGAAAAAGGCGGATCCGGATCACCCGGCGACTCGAAGAAAAGGAGGAAGCCCAAAATCATGCCAAGGAAAAGAAAGGCGCTCAAAATCATGTCAGCAAACCCGTTATGCAGAAAATTTGCAGATCAACATCTTCACTATCTGTCCCTTCCGCCACATCTACTCCATTGAAATACAGAATGTGCCCACCCGATCGACCCTCGATCGCCAACGTAACGCCGTCAGCGATTCCAAATACATCGCCCGCGGATTCGCTTGCAACCTGCAAAGGGCCGCCGGAAGCTCGAAACCTGATGTCAATCGTACGATCTGGAATCGTGTAAGCGGTTTCCGCCTCGCCGGCCAGCATGTCTACGTTGCTGATTGTCAATGCATCAGCCATTTCCGAAACTCCCTAATAAGAAACACCGTTGTACGTAGTCAACCCTTCGGTGCGGAACGCTCTTCGCCCGCCGTCAGAATTATCCGAATTATAGCCAAGCGATTCCGGTGCGGATGCCCGGCGATCTTTGCCGAGGCTGCCCGCAAGTCGTTGCGCGAATTCCGCTTGCTTGTCTTTTTCCCCATCGTTGAATCGCTTTTCGGCCGCGGCCAGGACAGAAGCCTTGATCGTGTTGGAATGCACCGCCCCGCCCAGCGGGTAAGGATTGTCGGCCGACAATTTGTTACTCGGGATCGCGTTGGTTTTATAGAGCAACGAGTAATACGTGTCGGGCGTCGGGTACAACAGCAAATTGAATCGTTGGCCGGCGCTGCTGTCGCTCGTTAGCCATTCAACCGCGGCATGCGTTGGCCGGCCGGTACGTGTTCCATCGTTGCGTCTCTTGCGAATGACTTCCCGCGACGTGAGTACAATCGACGGTCTTTGTACGGACCCGTCGTCCTCAAACATCAGGTCGCCTTCAGCGCCGGCAAAGGAATCCGGCAAACGATAATCGCCAGCACTGAGCGAACAAGTCCTGTTCGTGCTGGTCGCGTTCCCCGTAACCTTGATGACGGCCGCCGACACATACTCTGAAATAACAAAACTGCCAATGTCCATGACGAGGAACGTCAGGCCGACCATCGACGGATAAAACGAGCCGGTCGAGCATGTTGCTGTAAGCGTCGTGGCGTCGGTTTCCGCATCATATACGCCCGTGACCGTCCTGACCTCTGAATCTGCCGTCAGGGCCGCCCATACGTCAAGCAGAGCCGTAGGCTTGAGGAACGACCACTCGTAATCGATTGGTGCATAGAGGAAGTCGCGATAGCCGTCCTGGACGCAAATGTCTGCCTGCGTCGCCTCGTCTGCGGTCAAGCCCTCAGCCACGCTCCCGAAATAATCCCAGCCCAGGAACATGGCGACTTCTCGCATTAAATCGAGGTACGTCAGCGTCAATCCAGATTCGGCCATCACATTTCCCTCTGTGCTCGACTACAAGCCGAGCGGATTCTGCGTCGGATCCTGCTTCTGAGTCATGGAGGAGTCGTACAGCCGTTCAGCGGCAGCCGGCGGCGGCGCGCAGACGGCCGGGTCCGCCGATTTATCGATAACCGGCTTGGGTGAATGATGCTCCGGTCCCGTCTCGGGTATTTCGGACGCCTCCTCTTCTTCCTCCCAACCGGACTCGTCGCCAGATTCTTCCTCGGGCTCCGGTTCCGGTTGGGAGGGCGGCTGTACGGGCTCGTGAGTGTCACACTCGCCCATGTTCAGGAGTTCGGCGTCGATGTTCAGCAGGTCGGCCTTCAGATTATTCAGTTCGGCCCAGATCGCACACAGCATCGCGACGCGCGGCGGAGCCGAAAATGCGATGCCACAGTCGAGCATGTCGCCGCACCTCTTGACTCGCCAGTAGAACGTCAGGAGGTCGGGCGGAAGGGATTCTTCATCCTTGAGTCCCAACATCCGCTTGAACAATTCTGCCGTGTGGTGCTCCATTTCAGGAAAATTAACAATGTCCATCGTATGTCGCCTCATGATGAAAGTCAGCCGCCGAGGCCCCCGAACGCCGAGGGCCTCGGAACGGCTTGATTTACTGCTTACGCGTACATCTGCGCGACGCGAATCCAATCCACATCGAGATTCGCGGGCGCCGAAGTCTGATCGACGTGGGCCGCCAAGCAGATTCCGAGCCCTTTTCCGGCCGTGGGAACCTTCGTCGGATCAACGTGTGCGGTCCCCGCGACGCCGTTCACGTACGGCGTGACGGTCTGAACGCCAGCAGGCCATGTCACCTTGAAGCCGAGCTTGACCCAGGTTGCATCGACCAGGGCAGCGGCGGCGCCGGTTGTGATTTTCTTAATATCCATTTTCGACGTGATGAACTCCAACGTCGCGGCCGTCGTTCCACTGTGCGAGTAAAACCCGATCTTGTCCTCGATGTCATCGACAACACCGGAAGCGTGCATGGCCGCAACCGTGCCAATCAACCCAATGAAGAATTGATCGGGCGTGGTGTCGATGTCCGTCATGCGGACGCGAGCCTCAAACCACAACTCGCTCAGCGAAGTCGTGACGAACTGCGCTCCCCGAAACATCACGGTCAACCCATCGTCGGCCGAGGCGTTCGCCTCAGAACTGATTCGCAACGCCCCGCCAACGAAATCCACCACCGACGCCGTCAGCCCCGATGTAACTTCGGTCTGAATGTACTCGGCAACTTCAGTCGTCGAAGTTCCCGTTACCGGAATCTTCGGGTTAAGGAAATCTTCGAAGTATGCTTGTCCGAGATGCTGTTGGTTCTTGATAAGATTCCAGGGGCAATCTTTCCAAATCGTTGGCGATGCGCCCTTTCCTGCATCGGTGTCGAGGAAGCCATCGATTCTCGACGGACCGCCGACCAGCTCCACCAGGACCGTGCCTGACGTGCTGCTTCGATCGGCCGTCTGAAGTGCTCGCGCCAAGATTTCTGAACCCGAACCTAACGCGGTAAATGTACCCGCGTCATTCAGGCTCAGCAGCGTGACGCCGATCGTGCAAGACTGATCGGTGTACACCATGCAACAACTGCCCGGCGTCGCAATCTCGATCACTTGCCCGCCAGTCTTGGCGAGGTAAGCCTGTGTCGCAACCCCAGCGAAATCGCTGACATTGTCCTCGTTGGGCAGTTCGACTCGGTGATCCCGCTCGCCGCAAGCCTCTGTAGCGAGTTGGCCGGCTATAGCCCCGACGAAATCCCGCTCATAGCAGAATCCCTGGCCTTTCACGACGGCCGCGTCGCCCGTGTATTCAACCTTGCGGAGCCCGATCCCCGGCTGGCTCCCATGTTTGGCAATTCCTGTGTAAGTCATTTTATTACTCCTTGAAATCGAATTTTCAGTTTCAGTTCCGCCAAGGCTTTCTAGTCCTTGTACAGAATCGCCAAACGACGACGATTCTTGCAGAAGAAGTTGTAACTCGTGTCGACGTTGCAGCGGATCACGTTGGGCTGTCGCGGGTCGCCGGCCGTCGGTTTCGTCAGCCGCATAAACCAGCCGCGAAGGAAGAACGGGAAGAATACCGCCCAGTTGATGAACAGGATCGGGTTGGTCGTGTCGGCGTCGAGGAACGGAGCCCACTTGATCGGGTTGCCGCGGAAAGTCATGCGGCCCGCATAATTCTGGAGTTCAGAACCATGGTTCTCGTTGCGTGCCTCGCCCAACTCTTCGAGCGCCTGCTTCGTCTCGTAATTGACGTAGATCGCGTAGTCGTCGGCTCCCTGCTGGTTCTGGGGCATGTCGGTCGGCGACACGAAATGGATGTGGTCGTAAGCGTTTCCCATTTTGCGAAGCAGATCAGCTTTCGTGACGTGGGAATAAGTCCCGGTCCAGTTGCGCCACTTGGGATGCGTGACAGACGACAGACCGCCGTAGCCGCTGGCGAATCCCGCCGGATTACCGCCGTAGAACCCTTCGCTGGCATTTCGCACCAGCGACATGTAGACGCCCCAGGGCGTCGTCACGTCGTCCGAGTTCTCAGGCTTGCTCCAGAAGTCGGTCTCGATTCGCTCAACCAACGACGCCATCGAATCGGCATGCCGAACCTTGATGATGTCCACGATCTGTTCGTCGCCTTGGTTCATGTCCGGCTCGCGCAGGTCGAACGAATAGTTCGTGTTGACATGTCGCATCGGCACGCGAACGCTCGTCAGCACGTCCTGGACGTCGTAAGTGTTTTCCTGGAACAGGCCGACGTTCTTGGCCGCTCCGGAGTGTTTGGTCATTACGGTTGTCTTCCAACCACGCCCGCCGGCAAACTGGACCTTCTTTTTCTTCAGGATTTGCGGGACCGCATGGAACTCCTGAAGATCGTGGACTAAATCGGTCCACACGAATTTGTCTTCTTTGTCGCGCGTCGCTACCACCATGTCGGTGATCGCATCCACGGTCAGTTCTGTCGCCATTTGAAGCTCCTTCTATTCGATGCCCGTTCGGGCCGCGTCAATCAGTCAATGCCGTGTCTCTTTTTGACATCGCGAATTGCCTGAAGCTGTGCATTGCGCACAGCCTCGGGGTCGTTGCGGTCATAAGTCGCAGGGCGGCGTTCGCGATTGGCGGGTTTGGGTGATTTCGCCCCTTCCCAGTCGTCGCGTTTCTTGGCTAAATCGGCGGCCTTCTTGGCGTGTTTTTCTATTTCGTCTCCGAATTCGCTTTGGATCGCTCGCTTGAACAGCGTTTCGATCGGCGGCTTTTTTCCCGGGTCGCGCGAACGTGACATGGTCTCGAATTGATCCATCGCTTCCGCGATCGCTTGGCGATGCTGGTGGGCGTCGCCTGACGGATCGAGTTCCAACGTGTTCCCGTCACCGAAGAATTCGGGATTGCCGACGTCGGCAATCAACTTGTCGAACGACCGCAACGCTTCCCGCTGATGCGGTAGCATAACCGCCGCCGGGGCGTCGCTCTGTCGCGAAGCTTCCAGTTCGGCCAGCCGTTCGTTCTGTCGTTTAATGAAGTTGTTTTGATACTTGATGTACTCGACGATTTCGGGGTCGTGCCCGTCTTCGTCAATCTCCGGCGGCTCGTAAGCCGCGGGCGGATCAACTTTGTCGGACTCGCTCGGTTTGTCGTCCATCGTCGCGGTGGAAGCGGCGTCCTTGCGAATGCGTTGCAGGTGCGCCTTGTCCATCCGGGCCAACATCTTCCCGGCTTCCTCGGCGCCCATCTTGCGCAATTCGTCTTCGCCAACGTCCCAGTCACGAGCCTGCGTAAGCAGACCTTCATCGAATTCGGGCTTCTCTTCAGGCTTTTTCTGCCCAGATTCGGAATCATCCCCCTGGTTTTCAACCGTACTGCTATCATCCCCCGCGTCCTCGCCGACAGGTTCGTAGTCTGACGGCTCAGTGATTTCGTTTGTGGCGCCGGATTGGGCTTCCTTCTCTGCCTCGGCGTTGACTTTATTGACGACGTCGCCGGGGTAAATGTTCTTTTTCGGCGACTCTGCGGCGGATTCCATGATGCTTGCCATTGTGCTCATTCCTATAAAAAAGGCGGGAGAGCCACACGCTCAGCGTGGCTCTCCCGAAAGAGCACGTCAGGTTCGGGCCGGACTCCCAGGGCATGACTCCTGGTACAACCCTTTTTGGGCGCCGCGTTGGGCGGCGCTCTCCCATTAATTCATAACCGACTCTCGGTTAATCTCCGTGTAGTAACCGTTGTTTTAGTATTTCCGGGACCGACGGCACGACCATATCGATGTTTTCCCGTTCCAGCTGTAACGCCCAAATGTGCATGTCTTGCAACGTCCAACGGTCCCGTATTTGCTGTTCGATCCCAGCCAGCCTCATATCAACTCCAGCAAGCTTCATATCAACCCCGTGGTTTTGCTGGCCAACCCACGTTGCGGCGGTTACGCATACAACGATCGCCGTCAACGCCACTGCGATCGGAACCCCGTGTTTTTTTGTTTCTGAGATTCGCTCTGAGGGCGTCACTTTTGCTCCTCGCTATCCATCCATCGCCGCCGCTTGCGAATTCTGCGTGCCGGCGCCCGCTAACATTTGCTGCATCATCTGGTCGTTCCCTCGCCGCGTAGCTCCAGGCGAGACATGCTCGTAAGTCCGTTTCGTGTTGGCCGGCATGCCGGGCTGTTTGGACGCCTCCCTCCTCCCTCCACCCTGCGATCCCATAAACAGGAAATCGGACATTTCGGGCTCGATCCCTTCCAGGCGAGCAAAGAGTTTCAGGAACCCGCGGAAGTCGATCGTGATGCCTTGGGCGGCTATCGCTCCAGCCGCCGGCGTGATGAACTTTTCCCACAGCATGTACACGGACTTCAGAATGCTGTCCGGCGTGCGCGGTCTGAGCGAATACGGATCAATTTTGACGTGGTAGTCGTCGAAGTCGCCAATCCGATCCTCTGGACCCCATTCGACATGGAACGAGATCTTGCTGCGTCCGACATGCCGCGTCAGGCGATGCGTCGTGTCTGGATCGGACCACAAGTACCACGCCATCTTGTGCATGATGGCGCCGGTGAATTCGCTGACCCGGGCGGCCATCGAATCAATTTGCTGGCCGGCGTTGGCGTTGAGCAACTCGTCTTGGCGGGCCGTGCCAGATTGGGGTCCAAGCCCGCCCATCAGTTCAAGCCCGCCGGCTTGCACCATGAATGCGTCTTTGGCCCCCAGGTACGCTTGCTGCAAACTGGGACCGGGGCCGCCCCAGCTCATTTCCTTGACGCTGTCGATCCGGTCTACTGTGATTACTTCGCCGTCTGACGATCTCTGGATTCGCGCGGCGTCTTTTTCGGCCCCCTTCTCCGCGACCGTTACCGTTTTCGCACGTTCGGCTTGTCGGCCAATTTTGCGGAACAATCGATTGGTGAGATCGTGCAGGTCTCGCGTCGTCATAACCGGCGCCAGCGGCATGGGATTGTCTGGTACGATTCCAAACCCGAGATATTCATACATGCCGTCTTCCGGGCCGCTCCAATCTTGCGTCATCAGGGCTTCGGTCGGATCCTCGGCGGCTGCCGTAACGATCAAGCTGCGTCGCGGCAGATAGAAATTGACCAGTTCGACCTCGTCTTCGAATGGCTCGTGGCTGCCGCTCTGGCCGACTGAGATTTCAGACGTCTTTTCCGTTCCGTCTGCGGCGGTGGCATGCGGCGACGTCGCACCCAGCTTTTTGCGAGCATCGGCGGCGTAACGCTTGTCGTTGCGGGCTTCTTCCAGATTGACCAGGAACCGATCGCCGACAAACGAGACCGTGTCGCGCCGCTTGGCGTTCATGTCGAACACAAAATCATCAAGGCTGATGTGCGTGGCGAACGGCAAATTCGTCGCCCTATCGACGCCAGTCTTCATGATGCCTATGCAGTAAATCGCATCGATGACTGCGAATTCCAATTCACGCTTGAGCTTGATTTTCTTTATCGTTCGGCCAAGTGCAACTTCCAGGGCCGCGGCGTTGGGCTTCAGCGGCCCGTACTCGGTAGACGCCAACCCCCGCGGCTCGCCCCCGATCAACCGCCAGGACAAAATTTGAACCAACATCTCCAACAGGTTCACGGGAACCTTGTCGTCGGCGCCCTCTTTGCCGTAGTGCTCGCCGACTACTTGCTTCACGACTTCGCTGCGTTTCGTGCGGAATATGCCGAATCGCAAATCGCTGTCTTTCGCCGCGTTGATAAGCCGATTGAATTCTTTATTGCTAAGAAAACCCGCCATTACCAAACCCCCGCTTCGGTTTCTTCCCGCATAGCCGATTCCATCCGGAACTTGATGCTGTCGACCGGCGCTTCCCGGTTATTAGCCAACACGTCGTCGCTTTCGTCATCATGGCTTTGAACCGAAACAAAGTGCCGGCGAATCCCCTTCCAGCATAGGCCGTCTGCAATTACGCGGTCGCCGTGGTTTTCACGCGCCCCGGTCGGATCGACCGTTCCCAGCCCGCCGATATGCTCGATCGACTGGTTCGGCAAAACGACATAGCTTTCACATTCTCGAATCGAAATTGCATCGCGGTTGACGCACTCGCCGGCGGCCAGGGCGCGGGCATACTCGCCGAGCATGGTCTTTTTGGTTTCGGTTGTAGCCCACCAGCCGGGGAAGAGCGTGCGTTTCCTCTTGATCGACTCTTCCACTTCGCGATAGTAGATGTAGCGGTAGCCAAGCCGAATCACTTCGCCGCCGAACTGTCTGCCCGGACCCGGAGCTTCCCAGATCAGGAACGCTCCGTTGCCGTCTTCGCCAATCGCCCATCGAGCGATCGCAACGCACAGCTTGGCGAACGCATACGGATCCATGCCGGTAACGGCGATCTTCCCGATCAGTTCGCCGGTCGATTCGTCGCCCAACGTCATCGTCGAATTGCTGGCCCCGTTTCCGTCGTTATCGACCGTCCCTGTCGCGATGTCGCAACCCATGACGTAATTGCGATCGCGGGCGAGGCGGCCGTGGGCGTCCAAGTGTGCCCACAATTTCAATCGCCCCATGGCTTTGTCGATAAACCCCTCAATCGGTTGAGCCGTGTCGGATTCGTATTCGATCTCGCCGATGTGCCGCGCTGGGCGGGCGTCGCGCTTCTCAACTTCGACAAGCATCTCGCGATTGAAGAATAAAGCTTTCGACCCGGTGTAGTCGATGTCGAGTTCTTGGGCGATCAGCGACGGCAGCGGACATCGCCGGCACTCGCGATCGTACCAAGGTGATCGCATTTTGTTGTCGCAAATGAAGTCGTACAGTTGGCAAACCGATTGCTCCAAATCCAGCGGATCGGGATTCAGCCCGCGTTCCTTGAGCTGGCGCCGCCAATAATCCCTGTCAAGAATCCTAAGGTCGCCGTCGTCGTCAGACGCATACAGGCCAGGGCTTTTCAGGGGATGCGACGGCCAATGCAAATGCAGCCGCATCATTTCCATGTGCGAGTCGTGCATCACATCGTAGTAAGCCCCGATCGCCCCCTGCGGCGTGCTGAGGAAAACCCGCGTTTCGGTAGAGGCTTGCGTCGAAGACAACGCTTTGTAGCCGTCGTCCAGCGGGAAAGCAGCATTCTCATCAAGCAGTTCCGCAGTCCGCCGGCCGCCGCGGCCAATATTGCCAGTCGTCGAAGCCCCGTCGATCAAACTGTTGGTATGCGGGTTTTTCATGTGCATATTCGATCGATCCTTGTTCGGGTCGATCCGGGGGCGCATGAACCGCGGCAAATGCTTAATCAGGAAGTCGATTTTCCACATCAGGGAGTCGGAATCGTCCGTCTTGTCGACGAGGTCTTGAGTTCGCGAGACCAGCAAAAAATTCTGGTACGGGAAAAACATCCAACGCCAAGCGAACAGGGTCAGCACGATCCACGACATGCCCATGTCGCGCGACTTTTCAATGCCGACGTCGCATTTGCCGATCGCCGCGTCAATCGCCAGCAGCGTTTGATCCTGGAATTCGTAAGTGATGAACGGCAAGACTCGCGGCGTCCGCGGCTCGTAAATCACGCCGGCGAAGTTCACGAAAAACAGCAGGTCCATTCGGCACATGTTGTACAGCCGGACCGCATGCTCCTTGTCGGTTCTCGCCAGCAGCGCGTGCTTTCGGCGGAACTCGATATTACCAGGGAGATCCTTCGGAATCAGGTGATAAAACGGGGTCAGCCGGGGAACCAGGTCGGCATCCGGCAGGCGAGTTATCAACGGCGACGTCTCCAGCCTCCGTAGCGTATCGCGTCCAGTCTGCAAGGAGTCTGTCGGCATCGCGATCATCGCCAAAATCGTCCTCTTGATCCAACTTGCTTCGGTTGGGGATTGTTTTGGGGAATAATTTGAGAACGAAGTCCGCCAGATCGACGTCGGAACGGCGAGCCAGAAACAGAAGGGTCACAGCACCCGTGCATGGCACTCCCTCCGGGTCGATTTCGTCCAGTGGGACAAGCGAGTTGGCCATGGTCCAGCGGAGCATTTCAATTTCGTTGGCTTGTTTCCCCTGGGACGCGGCAATGAGGAATTGAAAGTCAGCGCGGCACTCGACGCCTTTGGACGGCTTCTTTCCTCCACCCACGCCCGCCGATTTTCCGCCCGAGGCAGTTCCCGCCGGAGGAGTTCCCGCCGGAGGGGGCGGTGGCAACGCAGGGCCGGTGGCTGGAGCCGGGGCCGGCCCCGCGTCGGTGTCGCCACCATGGGCAATCGTGTCCGGATCAGCGTCCGTACTTCCCTCGCCGACGTTTGCTGATCCGGCCAATTCCGCAAGCCGCTTGAGTCGTAGTGCGCGGGCAACTGGCGATTTCGGAAGATCGCGAGCCTTCCAGTGCTCGATGAATTCTTCAGATCCGACGCCGGGGCCATCAATGGCGTATGCGGCGTCCGTGATTCTATCGGCTTCCTTCGAATCATGGCCCTTCTCGATCTGCAACCAATCCCGATACGCTTTGAATTCCGGCCACTTGCCCGTCGGATAAAGTCGTTCTTTCCGGGCAACCCTCGATTCTTTCGCATTTTTGGGGGCGGGCATAAATCACGTTCAACCCATGGCTAAGATTGCGTTCCGCCGGCAGCTCTGGACGATGGAATTCACACGCAGGTCGCATGTCGCTTGGTTGGCTCTGAACACCTTCACCATGTCGCCGTCGGAGACCCTTTCGAGAGATCCAAAAGCCAGGGCGTCGCCTTCGTGCAACGGCTCGCCGGCAATCACCGTCCGAATAACGCCGTCGCGACCGTCGCAACCGTCAGGCTTCCCGCACAAAACAGACGCTGCTAGAGCGAACCCGCCAGCCGCCGCGGCAACAACGCCAACAGCCGCCGTACCGAGCACTCCCAGAAATCCACGCCTCGAAACTTTCATCAGTCCACCAAACGCCAGTCATCGGCCAGCATGTCCGTCTGGCTGGCAAGCCACGGAACGCGATCGCCCTGGACAGCCGGCTGTATGCTCACAAAGCTAGCACACCAAATGCGGCCCCGCAACTCCTGGGGAAAAATATTAAATATTATTTCGGGAACGGGGGCGATTACGGAACGAAAAGTGAAGGCTGTTCTCGCCAGGTAAGTAGTGGGGGTAGGACCTCGGCGCCGGGGGGGCGGTTTAAGAATTCCGGAGTCGAATGGGTCCCATCTGCATCTTTTTGGACGGCTTCATCTCCTTCACGCCCATCCATCGAGGGCCAGCTCTCCCAGTTTGACACCATCGGGCTGCACGGATGCGAACGCATCCGTGCAAAATGGGTTTCGATTCGAGGATTCGGGCGTCGAGGGGTGGAAAGTTAAATGTCACTTAACTTCCACGCGCCGGGCAGCGGCGGCGGCC